CTGCTCGTAATGATATTTTGGCTAAACGTTTCGGAATTCCTATGGAAGGGTTTACATATTACTTCACTTATGAAGAAACCTTACCATGTCAAACAAGACAAGATTTCTGGTCTATGTCATGTGCATTAGGAATAGACCTTTCACAGGGAGATGACTTCTGTGCCTTTACGTTTCTGTTCCCGTTATCAAACGGATATTTTGGAGTTAAGACTCGTAACTACATTTCGAGATTAACATTAGATAAACTTCCTGGAGCTCTTCGAACAAAGTATGAAGAGTTTATGAATGAAGGAAGTCTTGTGGTCATGGAAGGAACTATCTTAGACATGATGGAAGTCTATGACGATCTCGATGCTCATATTCAGAAGACTGAGTATGATGTACGATGCCTTGGTTTTGACCCATATAACGCAAAAGAGTTTATAACTCGATGGGAAACAGAATGGGGTCCGTTTGGAATAGAGAAAGTCATACAGGGTTCTCGTACTGAGTCCGTTCCATTAGGTGAAATAAAGAAATTAGCAGAAGAAAGAATGCTTATCTTTGATGAAGAGCTTATGAGTTTTACCATGGGTAACTGCATAACTCTCGAAGATACTAATGGAAATCGGAAACTTCTTAAGAAACGATCAGATCAGAAGATTGATGCAGTAGCAGCATTAATGGATGCGTTTGTATCGTATAAAGTAAATAAAGATGCTTTTGAATAGGAGACAGGATATATGTATAATGTAGTTATGAGCTCTGGAGAGATTTATCATCATGGTATTTTAGGTATGAAATGGGGTGTGCGCCGTTACCAGAATGAAGATGGGTCTTTGACTGCTAAGGGTCGTATTAGATATTCACAACCAAAAATTAAAAAAGAAGAAAATAGTTATAGTATAAACAAAGATGGTAAAAAAGTTTCAAGCATAAATTATTATGATTATAAACTTCCTGGATTTAATTACGTTCTTGTTAGTGATGTTGATACCGATCCAAAATATAGAAGGCAAGGATTAGCTAGTAATTTAATAAATTCATTATATAATGATGTCCAAAAAGAAGACAAAAACAAAGGTTTATATGTATTTGTTAAATCCAATAATTCTGGTGCTGTTAAATTATATAATAGTTTAGATTTTAAATATGTCAAACAGTATGATTTGAAAGATGGATCATATTATATAATGGCGAAAGGAACTCAAGATACTAAAATATTTGACAAATACAATTTCAGTTAAAAGGAGAATAACAATGAGTAAAAACTTAAAGAAAGATATTTCTATTGAACCCAAAGACACAGATGGAAATCGTAAACTTCTTAAAAAAAACGATCAGATCAGAAGATTGATGCTGTAGCAGCATTAATGGACGCGTTTGTATCGTATAAAGTAAATAAAGATGCTTTTGAATAGGAGGCAGGATATGTATAATGTAGTTATGAGTTCTGGCGAGATTTATCATTTCGGCGTTCTTGGTATGCATTGGGGAATAAGGCGTTATCAGAATAGCGATGGATCCCTTACAGAAGCCGGAAAAGCTAGATATGGTACAGGACCAGATTCAATAAAAGCTGCTAATTTAGATAGAGAGGCTAAAGAAAAAGCTGTTAAATTGGCGACTAAAACTGCCGTATCAGCAGGAACGGTTTTATCATATCCAGCTATAGAAAAAGCAATAGCAGCTAAAACTCCTGATATAGTAAATAAAGTTCTTAATAGCGATGTTTTAGTAAAGTATATAGCTAATTCAAATAAAGTTCCTGAAGTTGCTGTTAGAAAAATGCTCTCAGAAGTTTCTAAAATACCTGTTGATTCTATAGCATCTACTATTGGATCTGAAATAACATCGGCTCAGGCCATTAGCATAATTTCTCAAACTACTGGAATTTCAACGCAAGTTTTATCTGGTGCTGCATCAGTTGCATCCACATTATCTTCTATAGGACCAATGCCAATAGTAGGAACTATAGCAGCAGTTAAAGTTGGTAAAGCTGCTGTTAAAGGATATAAGATGTATAGAGATTATACAATGAAAAAAGCAGAGTTTAATACTTCAATATAGATAATAGAGGTGTATATAATGTATAATGTAGTTATGGAAGATGGTGAATTATATCATTTTGGAATATTAGGCATGAAATGGGGAGTTCGACATTACCAGAATGAAGACGGAACTTTAACTCCAGCTGGTAAAGAACGATACGGATCAAAGATTGAAAGTTATAAGTCTGGTGTCGAAAAGAAACTTGGTAGAATGGATACCAAAGTAACAAAGAAACAAACCAAAGCGAATAAACTTTATACAAAAGCTGATAAGAAAGCAAATCGCATGATATTCGCTAATCCCGAAAAAGCTAGTAAACTTTATAACAAAGCTGATAAATACCAGCGTAAAGTTAATAAGCTAGAATATAAAGGCAAAAAATATTATGAGAAACAGGTTAAATCGATGTCTAAAATAGACACTTCTGATTCACTTACTAAAAGTTCAATAGCGATAGGTGAAAAATTTGTTAATGACGTTAATACAAGATCGTCGTTGTTATACATTAATCGTAATACAAGATAGGAGATTAACATGACATTAAATGAACTCTACCATCATGGTATAATGGGAATGAAATGGACGTGCGCCGTTACCAGAATGAAGGATCTGATATAGTTTATGAACCTGGTCAAAATTTACAACGAGTAAGTTCAAGCAATAAAGAGTCTGTAGATTTATATAAATATATGTCTAGCGGAGAAGCTGGTCGTTATATAAGTGAAATTGGTACCGGCAATGATAAAATTCACGAATATGAAAACGACCATAAGATGGCAATAGCTGGAGCTAAAACTATAGTAAATCAGATATTGAAAGAGTATGGCGATAAAACATTATTTTCAGATGAAGTATTTGAAAATAGTAAAAATATAGATACTCTTACAGATTATTTGACCATGGTTAAACACTACCAGATAAATCTAACTAACATAGATACTAAGTATAAGAATATGGAAATATCTTCTAAAATAGCAGGTGAATTATATACAAAAGGTTACGATGCTATGGTAGATCTAGAAGATAAGTACCAATTAAGTGTTGCCGATACACCAATAATTGCTTTTGACACTGATCGAAATTTAAAACTTAAATCTGTAAAAACAACTAAAGAATTTTTTGGAGACTAACATGAGTATTACAATAGGAACCAGACTGAAACATGCCTGGAATGCATTTTTAAACAGAGCACCGACGACTAATTGGGGTCGTGGTCCTGGATACAGTTATAGACCAGATAGAAAACGGCTATCACGAGGAAACGAAAGATCGATAGTTACATCAGTATACAATCGTATATCACTTGATGTAGCAGGGCTGGATATTCAGCATGTTCGACTCGATGATAAAGGTCGTTTCGATGATATGATCGATTCCGGTTTAAATAACTGTTTAACTTTAGAGGCCAATAAAGATCAAACAAGTAGGGCTTTCATACAGGATGTAGTTCTCTCAATGCTAGACGAGGGAGCAGTAGCAATAGTTCCGGTAGACACTACAACTAATCCGGAAGTTACTGGGTCATATGACATCCAGACTATGAGGACCGCTCAAATTTTAGAGTGGTATCCAGATCAGGTTCGAGTACGTCTGTACAATGACAGAACCGGTCATAGAGAAGACATAATTCTCGAAAAGAGTATGGTTGCTATTGTGGAAAACCCACTATATGCTGTAATGAATGAATCGAACTCTACTTTACAGCGTTTAATAAGAAAATTAAATCTTTTAGACGACATCGACGAGCAGTCTGGAGCTGGTAAACTTGATCTTATTATTCAGCTTCCATACACTATCAAATCTGAAGCTCGCCGACAAGAAGCGGAGAAACGACGTACTGCTATAGAAGAGCAGTTAGCAGGCTCAAAGTATGGTATTGCTTATGCTGATGCCACCGAGCACATAACACAATTGAATCGTTCTGTTGACAACCATCTTATGTCTCAGATTGAATATTTAACGAGTATGCTATACAGCCAGTTAGGAATCACTCAAGAGATCATGAATGGCACAGCAGACGAGAAAGCAATGCTCAACTATAACAATCGAACCATCGAACCGATTGTATCAGCTATCGTCGATGAAATGAAACGAAAGTTTCTGACACCTACCGCTCGTACCCAAAAGCAGTCGATCATCTTCTTCTCAGATCCGTTTAAGTTAGTTCCTGCCTCTGAGATAGCAGAGCTGGCAGACAAGTTCACAAGGAACGAGATTGCGACATCGAATGAAATTAGACAGATCATAGGTATGAAACCAGTAGATGATCCGAAAGCTGACATGCTGGTCAACGCCAACCTGAATCAGTCAAGTGACGTTGAAGCTCAGTATGTAAATGGGCAGAAAAAAGAAAATGAGGAGGAAATTCAAAATGAATGAAAATTTCGATTTTAGTGGATGGGCCACTCGAAATGACATTCGTTGTACAGATGGTAGAACAATTCGTAAAGATGCGTTCAAACACTGTGACGGAGAAACTGTTCCGTTAGTTTGGAACCATAATCACAACGACGCATTCAACGTTCTCGGTAATGCCATGTTGGAGAATCGAGCCGATGGGGTATATGCTTACTGCTCACTCAATGATAGTGATGCAGGACGTAATGCCAAGATGCTTATACAGCATGGAGATATTTCAGCTTTATCGATTTATGCTAATGAATTGAAAGAAGTTGGGCATGATGTATTACATGGTGTTATCCGTGAAGTAAGTTTAGTTCTCGCAGGAGCAAATCCTGGAGCATACATCGAGAATGTAATGGCTCATGGTGAAGATGATGGTGTTTCAGCTATTATCTATACTGATGAGGATATTGAGCTTGCTCATGATGCC